GAGGTTGGTACGCGCGAATGGACGTTCGAGACCGCCGCCGCCGAGTATATCGCAGGGGGTAACTAATGAGCATTTCTAAAGAAGTGACGATTGGTCAAAACAAGTTCGGCATTATCCGCATGGACGCGTTTACGGCGTTGGGCGTGTTTGGCGACTTGCAGAAAGAGTTACTGCCGGCGCTGGGTAATTTGGCGGCTGATGGCGAAGATTCGGTCATGAAAACCATTGAATCGCTGTCGTCTCACTTTACCGGCAAACAGTTGACCGAATGGGCGGAGCGCCTGATTACGCCTGATTATGTGTCGGTTTACGACAAAGACGACCGCGAATTTGTGCGATTGACCGCAGAACGCCGTGAAATCGTCTTTGAAAACGCGGTACAGATTCTCGAATTGTTGGTTGAAATCATCAAGGAGAATTTCGCCGACCCTTTGACGCAATGGCTAGGCCGTTCTGGACTGGCCGACAAATTAAAAACCAAGAAAACGGACAATTCCGCGAAGAAATAAAAGCGGAATTTCTGATTTGGCGGCCAATCATGGGCGGTTTTGTTACTTTGACGGAGGTCAAGAACGGAACTGCCTCATTGATTGACCTGCTGAAAATTAATGCCTTAATGGATTCTCAGGCGGCTGCCGAGGCTGAGGCGATGGAGCGTGCAAAATGAGCGTAATGAAAGAGTTGGTTACGGTTCTCAAGTTCAAACTTGAAGAATCAGGAATTAAGAAGTATCAAGCCGCTTTGAAAGGCGCGCAAAGCAACGCCAAAGCCTTGGGTAAAAACATGAATGACGGCTTGCAACAGACAAGCGGCATGATTGACGGAATCAAAGGCAAATTAATCGGGCTTTTCAGCGTTGCCGCAGGTGGTGCGCTGATTAAGTCCGTTATCTCGACTAGTGCCGAGTTTGAGAAGTTTGAAACAATCTTAGGCACGATTGAGGGGTCAAGCGAAAAGGCCAAAGCCTCGATGGACTGGATTTCGGACTTTGCCGCCAAAACGCCTTATGAGGTTGCAGGCGTTACCGATGCCTTTATTAAACTTCGTGCCTATGGCATGAATCCAATCAAAGACGATTTGCTGCGAACGCTTGGCGATACATCGGCGGCGATGGGCAAGCCTATCATGCAGGCGGTTGAGGCAATCGCGGACGCTGTTACAGGCGAAAATGAACGCCTCAAAGAGTTTGGCATTAAGGCCGCGAAACAGGCGGGCAAAATTGCCTACACATACACAGACAGCGCAGGCAAGCAGCAAACCAAGCTGGTTGACGCAAACAGCCGTGAGCAGATTCAGGCGACCTTGCAGGCCATCTGGAATGAGAAGTACGCCGGCGCAATGGATAAACTCTCCAGCACTTGGGAGGGCATCACGTCCAACATCGGCGACCAATTCGACCGCTTGAAGCTGGAGATTGGTCGGGCTGGTGTCTTTGATGGCGCGAAAGAGGGCTTGAAAGCGTTCCAAAGTATGCTTGAAAACCTTGATGCGGACGACCTGAAAGAAATTGCCGAGACGTTGGTAGAAATTGGTAAGGCGGCAACAATTGCCTTCGCTTCTTACTATATTGTGCAATTTAGAACGGCTGTTCTTGCGGCAACAGGAGCAACAAACCTATTCGCCGCTGCGAGAATGAGATTAACCGCTGCTATGACGTTTAAAAACGGCTTCATGATTGGGCAAATGCTCAAATACGCGGCGTTGCTGTACGGTATCTACCTTATCGGCGAGGACATCATCACATGGCTGCAAGGCGGTGTATCAGTAACAGGTGGGCTGATTGGGCGTGTTGAGGAATGGCGCGATCAGATTAACGCGGTCAAAGAAACGCTGATTGCAATCAAGGACTTTTTAGGCGGCGCAGGCATGGAGTTGGGCGAATGGCTGGCAAAAGGTGCGGCGATTGCGGCGGTTCTGTTCACCGTCTTTACGATTGTTTCGTCATTGATTGGTGTGATTAGCGCAATTGTGTCGGCTGTCGGTTTGGTTGTCGGCGTGATTGGTGGCCCATTAACGCTTGTTGTCTTGGCTGTAGGAGCAGCGATTGCTGCAATTATCTACTACTGGGACGATATTAAAGCGGCCGCTGAAGCGGTTGCCCAATGGATTCAAGACACATGGAATAGCGCGATAAGCTGGATTACCGCGAAAGTAGAAGAGATAACTTCTCGCTTTCACGGTGTAAAAGAGGCTGTCGGCTTGCTGATTGGCATTATTGGCGGCCCGTTGATGATGGTCGTCATGTCCATTTCTGCGGCGGTGTCTTTAATAAGCAGTCATTGGGGTTCTGTTAAAGCGGCAGGCGCGGCGGCAGGGCAATGGATTAAAAGCGTTTGGGATAGTGCTATTGGTGGAATCATCAGCATGATTGACGGGATTATTTCCAAATGGAACAGCTTTAAAGGCATGATTTCCGCTGGTGTGAATTTCATCATGGGGGCATCTTCTAAAATCCCAAGTGGTGCAGGCGGTGGTGGTTCTGTTAGCCAAGTGAATAACATCACGGTCAACGGTGCACGCAATCCTGCAAGGGCTGCGGCCACGACAGTGAACGGAATCCGTCCGGTGCCACGATTATCAGGGGTACGCTAATGAGTCTAGTGAATCTAGTTTTCGGTATCGGCAACACAAGAACGCAAATCGGCACGCTTGAGCTTGACGCATTGCTTGAAGAGACTGTAACACTCACTAGCAAGGTCACGAAGTACGTTGTTGAGGATGGCTCGCCGATTACTGACCATATCAGCAACGAAAACGAGAAACTGCATATTGAGGGAATTGTAACCAGTGCAACCGTTGTACTTCGAGGCGAGGCAGGGCGTCAGAAGCTGATTAACGCGAAAGAAGCCTTGCGCCTGTTGCATGAACAACGAACGCCTATCACGGTTATTACCGGCATGGATATGTACGTTGATTTTGCCATTGAGTCGTGCGACATCGGGCGTAACGTTGATGACGGTGAGTGTCTGACAGTTAGCCTTGAGTTATCGCATATCAGAAAGGCTACTGTTGAGACTACGGACGTTCCAGAGGGTAAGGTAAAGGCGGCGAATAAGGGCAAGGCAGGCGAAACCAAGAAGAAGGGCGGCAAAGTAACCAACACGAAGAGCAAATCTTCAACGGTTTCAAAGGCGGCCAAGTCAAAGACAACGCCAAGCCCTAAGGCGGCGGAGAAAGCGCAAGCCGTTGCTTCTGCCGACAAGGCGGCGCAAGCCTCTCAAAAAGCAGGTAAGACCATGAGGCCAACGAGTAAGGCAAGTCAGGCATTTGGGTGGGGACGATGATAAAAATTCCATTGATTGACGCAAATGATTTCGAGGTCGAGGCTGAACTTGACGATGTAACATATTTCCTGCATTTTGCCTGGAATGATGAAGCGGAAATTTGGACGTTATCGGTTGCCAACGCCAACAATGAAAGCGTTTTGTCGGGTATCCGTATCATCACGAACTACCCGTTACTGGGCAATTATCCTCATTTGGATTTGCCAAAAGGCTACCTGATTGCAACGTGCTTGGACACTTCAAAATCAACCATCGGCAGGAATGACTTTGTCGATAACGTAGTCGAGATGGTGTATATCTCGCGCGATGAATAGGGCAAATCATGTATAAATTCGACCGAACTTATCGGCTTGTTGTTGGAAAATCAGGCGGACAGGGTAAGGAAATCAAGCCGCCGATTCATATTGAATTTGAGATTGAGAAAACGACAAAACCCGATCCGAATCAGCACAAAATCAAAATCTACAACCTAAAGCCTGAAACCGTAGAGGCCATCAGCAAACCTGATGGCTTTTGCGTTTTATACGCCGGCTATAAGGAAGAGGAAGAAGATGTGCTGATGGCGGCTGGCGGCGTGGTTGATGCCTATACGTACCTTGACGGCGAAAACCGCGTTACAGAGTTGCTTGTAGCTGATGGTTGGGTCGAATTGCGTGATTCCGCCGTCTCGCTAGGGTATGGCAAAGGCGTGAACGCTCACACAATTATCAAAGATATTGCCGGGCAGATGAATTTGCACCTTGTCATGGACAAAGATGTGCCGAATCGGACGTGGGAGCATGGTTTTAGTTTCATGGGCGCGGCGCGGAAAGCCTTAGACAAGGTTGTTGCTGGTACTGGCTTGGAATGGTCGGTACAGAATCAGACGCTTCAAGTCATTAAAAAGCTCAACACAACCAAACGGCAGGCGGTCGTTATTTCGCCTGATAGCGGATTGATTGGTTACCCCGAAAAGCAACGCGAGGGCGCGAGAGAAAAAGCACCAATCGCTACGAAAAAGGGTAAACAAAAAGAAATCGTTTCCGCTGAACAACAGCGCGACGGCTGGAAAGTCACAAGCCTGCTTTTGCCTTTTATCAATCCGGGCGATATTGTCAAAGTCGAAAGCCGTGAGATTAATGATTTCTACCGTGTCGAGAGTGTGAAACATTCCGGCGCGCTAGATGATGGCGACTGGGTTAGCGAATTGGAACTGAAAGAGATTAAATGACGGATATTGCGGAAGAAATTAAATCTGAACTGTCTGAAATCCATACCTGTCTTCCCGGCAAGATTGTGAGTTGGGACGGGTCGCTGGCGGTGGTTAAACCTGCTATGCCGATTGCCCTGTCCAGTGGCGACAGTTTGCCTGCGCCGCAAATCGTGAGCGTGCCTGTTTGCTTTCCGACTGGCATGGGCGGTAGCGCGATGATAAGCGTACCGTTGCAAGCAGGCGATGACGTGCTACTGCATTTTTCCGAAGATGCCTTAGAAAACTGGCTTTCAGGTTCGGACGAAGCGCCGACAGACCCGCGACGGTTTGACTTATCGGATTGCTTCGCAAGCCCAATGGTTCGCCCCGGTGTTGGTGTGGCCGATACGGCAAATCTGCGCCTGATTTGTGGGAGCGCAAGCATGACACTCGCACCGTCCGGCGAAGTAACCATCATTGCCACGAATTTCAAAGTCGATGCGCCTGAATCAAACTTCACGGGCAATTCTACGACAATCGGCCAAATTACTGGTTCAGGCGGTATGGCTGTAAGCGGTGGGCATGGTGTCTCTTGCGAGGGGGATATCGATATTAGAGGTGGCGTAACGGCGACTGATGACGTTACCGCTGGCGGTATCTCTTTAATGGGCCATACGCATACCGGCGACAGTGGCGGCACTACGTCCGCGCCGAAGTAGGGGGTTTTATGAGTATTGATATTGCTTTGACTGCTGGGCATGACCTGACGTTGAACCAAGACTTCAATTTTGTTGATGGCGCTGAACGTGTCAAACAGCAAATTAAAATCACGTTGCAGACGTTTCTAGGCGAATGGTTTTTAGACGTGAATCACGGCGTGCCTTATTTTGAAAGCGTCCTTGTGAAGCAACCAAATAGGGCGGCTATTGAGGCCATTTTGCGAACTAAGATAAAAGATGTGCCTGATGTTTCCGCCGTTAGGAGTTTGCACTTGAGTGTAGATTCTCAAAGCCGTTATCTCTACGTCAACGGCGAGGCTGAAACCAAAGAGGGCATGGTTAAATTTGAATTTAAGGTGTAGTTATG